GGAAAGGGAAAGTAGTTGTTGTGCGTCAGCATTCGCACAACTTCTTTTCCTCTTGACCGTGAGGGAAAGTGAAACGGAATATATATTTATATATATAGCATTTTCCCTGACAGGGAAATTCTCGGTAATTACCGTGTTTTTCCCTCTGAGGGAAATTCTCGAAAATCACCGACTTTTTCCCTTTGTTACATTTTTTTCCTTAGAGGGAAATTCTCGAGAAATCGTTCGACTTTTTCCCTTTGAGTAAAATATTGTAACAGATTGTAATTCTCGGTGTTTTACCGACTTTTTCCCTAAGAGGGAAATTGATAGGGAAACTGTTTCCCTTCGAGAATTTCCCTCTATTTTTTGCCTACGTTACCCTCGTCAATCCAGTAACCACCATGCTCCTTAATCCTATTTCTTACAGTCTTATCCGTTATTCCCATGTACTCTGATAGATTCTGAACGGTAACCTGTCCATTAAATCCACAGGCTTCATAAGCTGTTTCAATAGCGGCTTTACGTTCCTTCACACCATCCTCGGGTGTTTTTTTCTTTTTGAAGTTGCGTTGCCATGATTGTTTCTCGCCATCTGCTTCAACGTCTTTCAGACTTCCGATGCGGTCTACATGATGTACCGGGTAGTCAAACCATAGGTTAACAGGATCAAACTTAGGGAACTCTCTTAAAGTGCCTTCAATGCGCCATGCTGTACGCTGTTTTACGGATATTTCAGCTGTGGATATATCTTTCTGCATTGCCTTGTAATCCTCTAACCTCATGATTTTCTTACACTTTTCTGTCAATACATTTTGGTTGCAGAGATCATCTTGAGATATTTTGTCCTCATAATCCGGTACCAGCATATCAAGCCATTTTTCACATACACGGCATACAGATTTATTAATTTCCTGCTTGGTCAAGACTTCACTTGTTTCGAGCTCAATCAGATCTAGTAGTGCATCCGGATCTCGGGCAAATACTCCAGAACCGGATGCTCTGTCCATACTTTTCTTACCGCCCTGTCCGCCTTTTGAATGATGATGGCAATAGATAACTGCACAGCCTAATTCCGTACATACCTTATCAAACTGATTACAGAAATGAGCCATCTGATCTGCGCTATTCTCATCACCGGTGATAACCTTATAAATGGGATCAATGATAATGGCTATGTAATTCTTCTTGGTAGCTCTGCGAATCAATTTAGGCGCTAATTTATCCATTGGTACCGACTTACCACGTAGGTTCCAAATATCAATGTTATCAATATTATCAGGAGCCCATCCAAGGGCAGTATACACATCCTTAAAGCGGTGAAGACAGCTCGCCCGGTCAAGCTCCAAATTGACATACAAAATCCTACCTCTAGTGCAGTACCAATTCAGCCAATTACGCCCCTCTGCAATCGCACAGCACATTTCAATAAGTGCATATGACTTACCTGCCTTAGAAGGACCTGCAAGCAACATTTTATGTCCCTGTCTTAATAGCCCCTCAATAAGGGAAGGTGATAAATCCGGAAGGCTATCCCATACCGAAGCCATGCTTTCAGGCTCCGGTAGATCATCGTTTACTCCTTCAATCCATTCCTTCCAGTCGTTCCAACTTTCTTTGCCGATGTTGGTATCAATTAGAAATTGCTTCTGTCCGCCGCGCATAATGCCGGGCATCCGGGACAGTCTGGAAGGATTTTTATTCTGAGTATCGACTTTGAGCCCATTTTTCTTGCAGACGTCATAAAGGTAATCAACTCGCTTGCGGTATTCGTCATAATTGGCGGCCTCAATCTTTACTATTGCGTGAATGCTTTTCCTACCGGAATGGACCATACATGCAACCGGAAGATCTAATTCTCTAATGATTGCGTTTTGCTTATCAATGTCGGTATCATCAGACTCAACAAGTGCATAGCGAAATTCTGTTACATTTTCATTTTTTACGCCTTTACCGTCCAGTGGGTTAAATCGTATCCATGCCCCTGACTCAGGTTTATAATCACCAAGTACAGACCCAATATCTCCGTTGCACTTATTTAATCGCTGAATGAGTTCTCCTGCCGTCCTATCCCAGTTACCCTTGGTAGGCAGGTATTTTCCGTCCTTTTCCCAACTCTCTGTTACATACCCAACGTTTTCAGCTGCCTCAAACAGTGTTTCAAGATATTTTACTAATTGTCCAACAGGATCCCAGTTATCATTCGGCTCTGCGATTTCTCTTCCTTCAAGCCATCCCTTATCAACAACGACTGAATCCTTCGGGCCTATGATATCATCCCATCCGATTTCATGACTGTTTGTGCTATAATATTCGGGCTCCCAACCATTGTCTTTTGCCATCTGTACAATTGTTCCGGCTGTAACCGGAGTTGCGGTTCCACGAAAGCTATCCCACTTTTTAAAGCATTCTCCGGAATGATATCGCTTTGTGTCTCTGTGGCTCCAGTCCTCCCAGTCAGAAGCAGTATAACCGGCTTCCTTAAGAGCCATCCCTACATTAACCCACTCCTGATAATCAAGCATGGACGGGTCTATGTATTCTAATAATTCAGTTAATACATATTTTTGGTCTGTCATTTATACACCCCAGTCTTGATGTTGGTTTACTTCTGGCTTATATTCTGATGGTCTAATATCTCTTGGGATCTGCCATCCGTTACCTGCAATGCGGTCAATTAAGTTTTTAGCTCCTTCAAATTGCCACGTACCAACATGATCAAATCCCCTGCTCTCCAGGAAGCGGATTTGTTTTGGAGTGGTGAGCCCTTCTGTTCTACGCTTATCAAGCCTGTCGAGAAGTTTCGCAGCCTTTCCGGCATTGTCGATTTGATCCGGAAAGATACCAAGTTTTTCAAGTGTCTGAATCTGCTTATCAGAAGGTGGACCTGCTTCCCATCCAAACGCCGGTACATAATTTGCTAAATCTTCGGCTTGGATGCTCATTTCAAACTGTAAAGGATCAACCAGTTTACGCTTACGGTGTTTCATTTCTTGTAATACTTTTGCAAGCGCTTCTTCTCTTTGTGAAACAACATCTTCCGTTGCCTGTTTTTCTGCCAATTCAATATCAACCGGACATCCTGCGGTCTCAATATTTTCTGTCATCTTCTGTGCAATTTCTTCATTCTCGCAGATAAGGTGCGCCGGATGACAGAGCTCATGGCGCTCAGTGTGCCATAGAAAGTCAAGGAGTAATAAATCGTCTTTCCCTGGATTTAGTCTGGTACCACGTCCAACCATTTGACTATATAGGCTTCGTACCTTTGTCGGTCTTAATACCACGATACAATCAACAGATGGACAATCCCATCCTTCAGTGAGTAACATGGAATTGCATAATACGTTGTATTTCCCTGCATCAAAGTCTTTTAGGAGTCGCTCGCGATCAGCACTCTCTCCATTAACTTCCGCAGACCTAAATCCTTTATTAGCTAAAATTTCCGTAAATTTCTGGCTAGTTTTTATTAAGGGAAGAAATACAACTGTTTTACGGTCCATGCAATACTTGACCATTTCATCCGCAATTTGATACAAGTAAGGCTCTAATGCGTTTCCTAAATCAGCCGCTTTAAAGTCCCCCGCTTGTTGGCCAACTCCTGTAAGATCAAGTTTAAGTGGTATTGTTACTGCTTTTATTGGTGAAAGAAACCCTTCCTTTATAGCCTTGGGCAAAGTGTATTCATAAGCCAGTGATTCAAAGTAGGAGCCCAGGTTCTTCATATCTCCCCTGTCTGGCGTTGCTGTAACTCCCAGAACCTTTGCATTACCAAAATACTGCAATACTTTCTGATATCCATCTGATATGCAGTGGTGCGCCTCATCTACAATAATGCTGTCAAAATAATCCTGTGGAAATTGCTGAAGACGCTTTTCTCTCATTAATGACTGTATGGAACCGACTACCACACGGAACCAGCTCCCCAAGCATGTTTCATCAGCTTTTTCCGTCGCGCATCCAAGACCGGTTGTTTTACTTAATTTATCTGCTGCTTGGTCAAGTAATTCGCCACGGTGAGCGAGAATTAAAACACGCTCACCATTACGAACACAATCTTCCGTGACACCAGAGAATACGATTGTCTTACCTGTACCGGTTGGCAGCACCAGAAGCGTCTTGAGAATACCTTTTCCCCATTCAGTAAGGATTGCTTTCTTAGCCTCTTCCTGGTACGGTCTTAGTTTCATAGACTAGAACCTCCCGGCTTCAAACTTCTTCGTCTGCGCTCCTTCAACGGGTTCATAGAATTTCTTGATTTCATTGAACGTTTTTTCGTTTCCATCGTCCCCGGTAAATTTCTTAATACCAACTTTACATCTACCGATGGATCCAGTAACCGCATTCCAATTCATTGTTACCTTTTCGCCCTTTTTACGTTGACCTATAGCCGTAAAGAATGCACAGAGCATGCCCTCCGTAATGGAATGTAAAAACAAATTATGCTTAATGATAGTAGTCCCTTCAGCACCGACAACTTTAATGTGGACAGTTGCTTTATTACAGGGTGGAAGCTTTTCACTTCCGTTATGTCTTCCACGTTCAAAATTAATTACCTCAAAGTCATAATCTCCTTCGGGGAGGGTAACATATTCGGGTCCATCATTCTCAATCTGATCATCCCATCCAAATTCTCTTTCAATACTCATGGTTAATATCTCCTTATGTTTTATTTTTTAGTTAAATGGTATTTCTTCGGGTTCCGTCGGAACAAACTGCCCGTTCTTCATCCTTATGTCTTTAATCATTCCAAACACGGCAGGCCAAGCCCCAACTAATACGCCGGAAATAAAACTTGAATCATAATTTCCGATTGGAGTGTTTTCGGGATAGTATCCTTTTGACGCAACCGCTTTCTGAATTTCTTCCGGTAATACTTCATTTGCAATCATGAGCTCAGCGAGAGCCTTTGGAATATTTTTTTGTGATTCATGATAATCTGGAATTAAATTTGATTTCATCTTTTCAATATCCGGACCGCCTAATGATCGTTCTACATCCTGGTTATACTGTTCGCTGGTAATTATTTTTTCATTACCAACTCTATCCACCACGCGAACTGCATCTTCCTTAATAGGTTCAAAAATAGATTCACGAGGCATTGAGTTTGTAACAGGTTGCTGCGCTGCCTGTGTCGTTGTGTTATTAGGGATGCAGTGAGCTATTGCCTGAAATTCAAAAGGTAATTCTTCTGGAAGATCGTGGCGATTCTTAGCATCCCAACATGGGTGATGAGTAGCATACATGACTCGTTTGTTGCCCTGAGCTTTGTTCTTGCCTTTCTGCGCCCCCTGTCCATCTACATTGACAACATAGGTTTTATAGTTGGCAAACAGGATCATGTCAGCCCATTCCTTGAGCAGTGGAGCTGTTTTCTTTTCAAGCTTTAATTCCCACCGGTCATAGGCTCCCATTTCGTCAGGCTGCTCAAATTTACGCATAGATGCGTGAGCAGTAACAACAATGTTAACCCCGCGTTCTACTACTTCTTCCAGAAGATTAAGCAACCTACCAAACTCTTCTTCGAGATATGTATAACCTTTGCCATATCCAAAGTCCTCAATTCCCGACTTCTGAGACTTGGAGCAGATATGTTCAACGCAAAGCCTTTCAGCCCAGTCCGCGGTATCAATAATCAACGTTTTACATTTTCCAGGATTGTCACGGAAATACCTTACCTGTTCCAATATCATTGTCCAACTCCCTGGCTTCGGAGTCCTGGCTACATCTAACTTCTTTGTACTGCCCTCAGTGTCTATGAAAGTTGGATCAGGGAAGAAAGAAGCGAAGGTTGACTTCCCGACTCCCTCCGGACCATAGACAACAACCTTTTGAGCACTGTCGATTTTTCCTTTTGTAATATTCATTAAAACTCGCCCGCCTTCCATGTTGGTTCATTAATTTCTGTTACCTGCTCTGATAGTTCTGATGATTCCTGTCCTGCTACATATCCATCTTCGATAATGATTGAACACTCTTCACCTGTACTTACCCTTGTAGCAATTGCTTGAAGACCTTCCTGTTCCAGCCACTCTCCAAACTCCTTAAGCGTATCCAAATCCATTTGCTCAAGCTTGTCCAATAGCACAAATCCACAATTAGGGTTGAGTTTGCGTACGATTGCAGTGGAAACCTTCAACTGATCGGATCCGCTCATACTATCCCACTTTCTCCCGTTATATGTAAGCTCCCCATCCTCTACGGCAAGCCCGGTTAATGGCAGATCAGCACCTTTTAGTAGGTCTATCTTTGCCTGGCGTACTGTGTTGATTTCACCTGTCAGCTTGTTGTAACTTGCTTCATAATTAGTTGCGTCCTCTTCGGCCTTATCCTTATCAAGATTTGTCCGCACCTTCCGATTGATCAACTCGATATTGGATATGTTATCTTCCAGCTCGGTAGTAGATTCGTCGTGCAGATCTAAGGCTGATTTTCTAGCAATATCGAGATCCGAAACAATAATCTTCTGTTTTTCAAGTAGCTCTTTAATCCTTAGTTGTATATCCGCAGCCTGACTTTCAAGGTATTGAAAATTCTGGCGCTTGCGCTGATTCTCGCCATTGCGAGCAAGAATGTCCTGTTGTTGCTTAATTAACTCAGAAGCAGATACCGGCTCCTTCGGAGCATCAGGATAATATATCTGTTCCTTGGCAAACTTCTTCTTCTGATCCGCTATCTGTCCGATAGTAAGGCGCTGGTTATATAACTCTATTTCCTGACGCTCGAGTTCTACCAGTTGCTTACCAACACCGACAATCTGCAATAAAGTATTGGCCTTTTCTTTAGCGGTCGATTGCATAAACTTTGGAAGGTCTAACGCCAACTGCTCCACAAAATCATTCAGAAGCTGTTGTCCACCCTTCTTGCCATCAGGATCAATAACCTTTAGGTCACTGTTCTTTCCCTTGCGCTCCACGATGAGACCATTCGACATAACTATATGTAGATTGGGTGGTATTACTGATCCGTCACGCTGCGCTGATGTAGGTCGATATTTTTCACCACCTAACATCCATGCTATACTGTCTAATACCGTTGTCTTACCTTGATTGTTCTTACCTCCAATAACAGTTAAGCCGTTTGCTGTAGGCTCAATTTTTACAGCTTTGACACGTTTGACATTCTCAATTTCAAGCTTGTTGATCTTTATACTCATAGGTTCTCCTCCTCTTCTTCTTTTGCTCTTATACATCCCTCATATGATGCACACATGCCGGTTTCAGTGTCGTTGTGACTACACCCATAGCAAACTGATTCTGCTTTATCAACTTCCGTAAAAGGCTCAACGTACTTACCGTGGATGTATTTACATTTATCCCTGTAATCTACGATTTCCTCTTCCGGCACATCAATCTCGGTAACAACACCAACTGATGCAGAATTAATCTCCACCTTATCGCCAACTACAACTGGATGCTCAGA